TCTAAGCAACCTATTTGATATTATACTCTTTTATATATATTTATTTATTTACATAACATCAAATAAGTCACTAGTTTCAGTGCACATTAACCTGCCTTTCAGGCACAACATTTCATATGTTGGTTATATGTTTAATTTTTTTTTCTAACCGGTCATTAGACTGGTGGAGGCTTCACAGCCCCCTTCGTGTCTTTAGACACAAAAATAGTAAAGTGTTTTTATTGACTTTCTGAGCGTTTAAAATGCTTTAACCTTAGTGTCTTTGGCGCCTGTCGGCTTTTAATATGAGCGGTATGGTTACCACATTGCCCGGGAGCCTATTGTGAACTTTTTCTTTTAGCGGGGAATTATCATTCACTCTAGAACAAACTCCTTTATCCAGGTGACTAGGTATTCCTATCAAACCATAACTCGTATTTTAAGTGCCAAGACGGTCATTGTTAACTCTGTTGTGCATACCTACATCTCAAGTATGTAGTTCTGTCACCTTGCACAATTTGTTATTATGTTATTTTTTACGTTTCATATCTTTATTAACGAGGTAGTTGTTCTGTAACAACACTTAGGCCGGGAGGCCTTCTTGTTGGAACACTAGATGTTTACCCAAATTATCCTAATATTCTGCACACCGGCCTGACCAGCCGTGCAGTCTTACGCTCGTCCCTAATCATAATAATAGACATGGAAAAGCAATTCCTACCCCTCGAGTCGGGGAAATCAATTCTCTTCAACACGTACTAGCCTCTTCGGAGGGTGTTGAAGCCCTTAACCGTTCTTGTAAAGAACATGTGCAGTTACATGGTTTATTCTATTTCACTGCCAAGTGTAGTTGTTTCAATGTTGACTTAATTGTCTCAAAGAACGACACGCACGAAGCCAAAGTAGATCCGTCTTCGGATGCTACTATTGTCGATGAAGTACTATTTACTGAAAGCGATTATTTCTCGATTTCACAACAGACAGGGATGTCGGTTGATGAAATTACGAAATTATTTGCTTCAGTTATAGATCTCTTTAAAGACATACCTTCAAAGGTTAAAGACTTCGACGGTCTTGACATTCCCAGTTTACTTACCTCCATTATTTCATATGGTGTGTCATTGTATACTGGTTCCTCGCTTGCAAATTATGTTGCGAGCACCGTAAGTTTTATTTTAAGTATTTGCCCAAAAGTGTCTCATGCACTTGATCTTGCTAAGAACTTTATAGTTTCAAATTTTAATTACTTAGTATCCTGGGTCAAGGGGGTAACTTTACAAACAGAAAGTGGCATTAGTGTCGTACAGTCTGTATTGTCTGGTCTACTTTCTAACCCATTTTGCGTTAGTTTTAGAGATATGATACTTTCATTAGTCTCAGCACGCATTTTCAGCAAAGATGTTTCAAGCAACATTTCAAGGATTTTCGGAAAGCCTAAAGCTATGTCCCTAATTGAAGTTTGTTCTGTTGTCGTAGAAGGCATATCCAATATGATTAAGTTTGCGTCCATGTTAATACAGGGCCATTCTTTCTCAGAGATTTGGAACGCTAGTGATCCACTAGCCGCCTTTATCAGTGAATCTCAAGAGCTCCTTAAGTACAAAGACCACCTTAATCGTGGTTTTCGCGTTGAGGGGTATATGTTATATTCTGATTTTAGACTTAAAGCTCAAGAATTAATTGATGCTTCAAAGTCTATTATTTCATCTAAGAGTCCATATGACGCTAATATTAAGACAGCTAAACAACTAACACAGGACCTCGTGAATGCCACTATAGAAGTGGATCGCATCGTGAACTCACAAAAGAGGATACCCCCTTATGCTTTTGTTCTATGTGGACCTCCCGGAATTGGGAAGTCTCATCTCCTTTCTCTCATATATGAGATTTATGGAGAAGCAGTAGGCAAGCCTTTTGAGGATTCACAAGTATATGCTCGGAATAAGAATACCACTTTTTGGGAAGGATATGTTCCTTTTGCTCAGCACATAATTTATTATACTGAGTTAGGGAATGAATCCAAATCTTATATCAAGAGTAGAGGGGACCCACTCCTGAATGAAATCCAATCCTTGGTTGATTCTAACCCCTATCCTGTGGATATGGCGTTTGACAACAAGGGAAAGTATTTTGCCGTACCTGAAGTCATTGCCATTGACACAAATAACAGGGATCTGCACGTAGAAGAACTGATGTATTCAAAGTCAGCCATTAAACGTCGTTTCCTGTATATTGATGTTTCCGTTTTGGAACGTTTCCGCAACGAAAAAGGAACTGGTATAGATACCAGAAAGTCGGTAGAGGCTGGGGGTAATTACCTCAATAGATATAAGTTCCGATGCACTAGATACTCGCCTAATGGCAATCACGGTGTAATCGAAAATATTCTTTTCGACGGTGATGACGTAACTGACTTTACACGTTTTCTTATGGATGATGTACGCTCCTATGTTACTAAACAGAAAGAGATGATTTCAAAAGATCTCACATCTTTTGTCAGAGACATCGGAATGGCCCAACAAGGTCATGAACCACTCTCAGATGATGAAGAGAAACAAGGTTATGAACCACTCTCAGACGATGAAGAGGAAAGAGACGGTTGTGAAATATTGACTGAATCTGATATCCTCGGAGATGAGAGAGCAAAAAGAAGACAAAATCAAATATTAGCAAGTGAAAAACTAATTGATGAACTTATTGATGATGATGCGAGTGTCTTAAAAGATGCTATTAAACAAAGCTGGACTGATTCCAAAACGTATGTTAATATGTTGTTCACAAGTGTGTGGTTATACATTTTGTGTTGTTGCAGACGTGGTTATCGCCATGGTGATCCACTATTAGACCGTATCGTTGCCTCACACATTTGGATTCTTGTACCCTATATAATCACATATTTCATGTGGGGAACAGTTCTCAAAGTAATTTTGACCATCTCTTCTATGGGTGGTTATTTTACTATTAGACATTTCGGTGTCAAACAACTAAGCCGTTACAATAGTATTGGAATAAAAGTAATTGGAAATCAAGCTAAAGCCCATATTTCACACTTATTATTCGGTACCTATTACAACCCTTTTATTATTCCTTCATGGACTACTATAGGATTTGTTTTTACGGCTGCCATAATCTTTTTCAAAGGCTACTCTCTTTATTCTTCATATAACAAGAAACAAGAAAGTGAATCCTCTCATTTTTTTTCTGATGATGCGATTTCTAAAGTCCTGCAAGAGAAAGAGGATGAGCTGGGATGTGGTAGATCAAAAGCACGTGTACGCGTTAATGGTCAAAATGCGACTTGGAATTTGGCAGACATATCCTATAGTAAACCCGTTCATAACGGGTCAGCTTTGGAATTGTATAATTCTGTTTCTTCCAATTTACGTTTTGTTGTCGTAACAAGTTCTAGGGCCAAAAGGCCAACACATATTTTTGGCGTTTGCTCGAACTTTGCTATTATTAACAAGCATGCTACCTGTGGGGATAAAGAATTTAAAATATCCTATTTCCCTAAAGGTAAACACGACAAAGAAGCTGAATTTATTGAGTATTCTGTCTTTGAAGATGATATCGTTCCATTTAGGGATGATTTACTCCTTATACGCGTTCGTGGAATGCGTTTTAGGAATTTTCTTCCTCATTTCCTAAAAGCTCCTCATCCTAAACGATTTGGAGGTGCTGTAGGAGTGTTGAGAGCACTATGGTTTATCATGAAGATACAATTAGTGTACAGGATAAATTTTCAGATGTCACAATTAACGGTTATATTCGCTATGAACGCGAATATGTTGACGGGATGTGCGGCGTCCCTCTTGTGGGGGCGGTCACACGTTCCGGTTGTTCTATTGTAGGAATACATTGCGCTGGAAACAAAGATTGTGAAACTCGCATTGGGGTTGCAATTATGTATTCTGATGTCAAGGAAGCCGTTGAGAAACTCAAGAGTAAAAAAGACATGTTGGAAGTCTTTTCAGCTTCTGTCTTAAAATCTGAGTCTTTATGTCTCCCTGGCTTAAAATCACCATTTAGATTTGAACATTTGCCTTATATCAATTACTTAGGTTCCACGGGAAAGCCCGTTTTTATGAACAACAGGAGTAATATCGTTAAGTCGAGCTTATATGGTTCGCTTGATGCAATATTTGACACAATTGACTTCAAACCCGATGAACATTTTGTGGTGCCCACTTTGAAACCCCGATTGGTTGAAGGAGAATATATTTCACCTTGGAACCTTTCACTCAAGAAGGTCAATCAAACATCTCCACCACTAAACATGAGAATTGTTGACCGAATTGTAAAAGAGTATTCAGAACGGATTATATCTATGATTAAAGCCAAACATGGCGATGATTATAGTTTAGCTCCTTTGGATATTCAAACAGCAGTTAACGGTCACGAACATGATGCTTATCTCCGCAGAATTAATGCTTCCACTTCTGGCGGTTATGGTTATGGTGCTAAAAATCCCCATATTCCTATTGTTCACGAAGAAGATAATATTCGTGAAGCTACCCATGAACTCAAAACACGTATCAATGAAATACTTGAAACGTATGAGAATGGAGATTCTGCAAATTTTATTTATGGGACATCACTTAAAGATGAACCTAGAGAAGCTAAAAAGAATGCCATTGGTAAGATTCGTGTTTTTTATATGACTTCCCTTGACAATCTTATTGTCAGTCGAATGTTCCTTGCTCCTTTTTATACTATGATGGTTGAAGATGGTGAGATCTTTCGCACTTCTGTCGGTACGAACATGCATTCAGATGCAGATGCCATTTATGAGCAAATGAAAGCCTTTTCTGATGATATCATTGAAGGAGATTATTCTGATTTTGACGTGAACAATCCATTTGGGATCGGTCATGCAGCAGCAAGCGTCATACTTAGAGTATTAAGAGCTTTTGGATACAACACCAAGGCTTTGAATATGACAGAAGGTATTTTGTCTGATGCACTATTTACTTTAGTACATATGAATTGTGACATCTTTTCTAAACCTGGGCTTCAACCTAGTGGGAAATATGGCACCGCAGAAGATAATTCATTGAGAGCTGTGCTCATGCAGATGTACATTTATTATACAATACCTGCATTAAAGGAGACTAGTTTTTTCGAAGAAACAATGCTCTTAACCTATGGTGATGATTTTCTCAATGGGCTGTCCAAATTGACAGCAAAACATTTGAACAATTTCGTCTATAGAGATAAATGTCTCGAACATTTTAATATGAAAGTCACTCCTGCTTCAAAAGCTGGGGTTATGACAAAATTCGTTACTCGAGATGACATGTCATATCTGAGAAGAACTTGGGTTTGGGACCCTGTTCATGAGGTGCACAACGCCAAATTGAATATGAATTCTATTTATAAATCATTACAGTGGACTGCACCTTCACAGGTAGAATCTGTGGCTGATCAAGAGTTATCTACGATTAGATCCGCATTATGGGAGCTATTTTTCCATTTAGACAGAGATACACATCACAAGTTCAGAAATTTGTTAGTGGAGGCCTATTGTCGCGCACATGGGGTTCCAATTGGTGGCGTGTTACAAGATTTGCCTACTTGGACTAATATTGAATCTAAATTATTCCCTGAATTTCAATCCGAAAGTGGGGAGGTTAGAGCCAAGGCTACTGACATGTTGAATGCTCTGGAGCTTGAAGAAGTTAAAGAGCAATACACCGCAG